GTGAGCGTCACGGAGAGGCGACAGGCTTTGCTGGAGATTCTGATGAGTCGAAGGCAGGAGACAGTGCCAAATCTCATGCAGGAACTCGGCGTAAGCCGATGCACCATTCTGCGGGATGTGGAGGCTCTCAGCTGTTCCTACCCCATCTACACGGTTCAGGGGAATGGCGGCGGCATCCGTGTCGCAGACGGATACTATGTTGACCGCCGTTATCTGAAATCCGACCAGGAGGATTTGCTCCGTGAACTGCTTGCCGGACTCACACCCGAAAGGCAGAAGGTAATGCGAGGAATCCTGGACACTTTCGCCAAGCCAAAAGCACCAGCAGCCAGCGGAAGGAGGTCTGCATGACGGAAAATTCCAAACGTATCATTCACACCAACAACGCCCTGCAACGGCTCATGACGGTGATGTTTCATCATCACATGGGCGGGCAGAGCAGGAAACCGAGCAAACCGGGCAGTTCGCCCACAGCTAAGAGGGGAGGCAATTTATGGCAGCACGACCGCTTTACGAATTAGCCGCAGGCTTCAACGCCATCTTTGATCTCGTCCTGGACGAGACCATGGACTTGGAGCAACTGGAGGGAGCTTTGCAGTCCATCGAGTGCGAGATTGAAGAAAAATGCGCCAATGGCATCGCCCTCATCAAGTCGCTGGAAACCTATGCCGCAGCCTACAAAGCCGAGAAGAAACGCTTCGAGACACAGCAACAGTCCTTGGAAAACCGCATCAAGCGGATCAAGGAGTGGTATCGGCAGAATCTCGATGCAATGGGGAAATCCAAAGTTCCCACCAAGTACGGCGTGATGAGCGTCCAGAACAACGGTGGCAAGGCTCCGCTCAAAATTGACGATGCCAGCCGCATCCCGGATGCCTATCTTACCACCATTCCGGAACATAAGGAAGTCGACAACGAGGCTCTCTATGAGGCACTCAAGAACGGCGAGGCCGTCCCCGGCGCACATCTGGAGCCGCGGGGACGGAGCCTTCGCATTAGGTAGGAGAAAGGAGATACATCATCATGCTCAACATTACCAAGGGCAAGATTGCCCGTCCCCAAAAGGTAGTCATCTACGGCGCGGAGGGAATCGGCAAGTCCAGCCTTGCAGCCCAATTCCCCGACCCGCTCTTTATCGACACCGAGGGAGGCACGGCTCACATGGACGTGCGCCGCATCGACAAACCGCAGTCATGGGAGGAACTTCTCGCCATCGTGAAGGAGGTTGCGGCCACCAAGGAGGTCTGCAAGACCCTCGTCCTCGATACGGCGGACTGGGCGGAGCAGCTGGTTACCACATACCTCTGCAACAAATACAAGCAAAATTCCATCGAATCCTTCGGTTACGGCAAGGGATACACCTATCTGGGCGAGGAATTTGCCCGTCTGCTCGGTGCATTCGATACGGTGCTTGCCTCCGGGGTTCATGTGGTGGTCACGGCGCATGCCAAGATGCGGAAGTTCGAGCAGCCGGACGAGATGGGAGCCTATGACCGCTGGGAGATGAAGCTGTCCAAGCAAGTGGCTCCGCTGCTCAAGGAATGGTGCGATTTGTTGCTCTTCTGCAATTACCAGACCTATGTGGTCACATCGGAGAACAACACACAGAAAGCCCAGGGGGGCAAGCGGGTCATGTACACCAGTCATCATCCGGCATGGGATGCCAAGAACCGTGTCCAGTTGCCGGAGGTGCTTCCCCTGGACTACAAGCACATCGCCCATATCTTCTCGCCGGGGCAATCCACACCGAAACAGGAGGCACAGCCCACGGCGGCTCCTGCCCCACAAGCACAGCCAGCACCGCAGCCGACTCCCTCACAGGAGATTGCACCGGAGGACGAATCCGTTGCAGATATCCTTCGCGGCGTGCTTAAGGAAAAGGGCGTGACGGAAGATGAACTCCGGCAAGTTCTGAGGACCCGTGGCAGGGAAGAAGCAAATGTTCCCTTGGATGATTACACTCCCGAGTTTGTATTCGGCTATGTCATCCGCTATTGGGAGCAGATTATGGCAATCATCGAGCAGAATCGCAATATGACGAAATAAAGGAGGACGCGCATCATGGCTGACAATATGGCAAACAATGTGGCGATGGACTGGAACGATACCATCGAGAATGACGGGCAGGAGTACATCATCCTGCCGGAAGGGGACTACAACTTCGTGGTTTCTGCATTCGAGCGGGGACGCTTTCCGGGGAGTGCCAAGATGCAGGCGTGCAACAAGGCATCGCTGACACTCCAAGTGGAGACGGAGGACGGCATCGCCAGCTGCCGTACCGACCTTATCCTGAACCGTATGCTGGAGTGGAAAATCTCGTCATTTTTCCGCTGCATCGGCAGGAAGAAGCACGGAGAGCGTCTGGTCATGGATTGGACGAATCTCATCGGGGCCAAAGGACGTGCGCACTTCAAGCCGCGCCCCTATCAGGACAAGGACGGCAAGGAAAAGCAAGCCAACGATGTGGATCGCTTTCTCGATTATGACGAGAAGTTCTTCTCTGCCGCAGATTCGACAGGATTCAGTGGAATTCCTGTAAGCCCGGCGGAAATTCCGTTCTGATGGGAGGCAAAGACACCATGTTTGAGCTTAGGCCATACCAAGCCGAGGCAAAGCAGGCTGTCCTTGCTGAATGGGATGAGGGGCATCGCAAGACGCTCCTCATCATCCCAACAGCAGGAGGTAAAACCTGCATATTTTCCTCGATTGTAGAGCATCAAGTGAATTTGGGACATCGAGTCCTCATCATGGCGCATCGGGGGGAACTCCTCTCCCAAGCCGCCGATAAGCTGAAAATGGTCACAGGGCTGGATGCCGCCTTTGAGCAGGGGGACAGCCACAGCCTCGGCAGTTTCCTTCCCGTGACGGTAGGCTCGGTGCAGTCCCTCTGCCAAGAGAAACGGCTGGCCATGTTCCCGGAAGATTATTTTCAGGACATCATCGTGGACGAGGCGCACCATTGCCTCTCGGACAGCTACCAGAGAGTGCTTGAGCATTTCCCGGAGGCCAACATCCTCGGTGTGACCGCAACCCCTGACAGAGGGGACAAGCAGACCCTTGGGCAGTTCTTCGATTCCCAAGCCTACGAGTATTCCATGAGCAGAGCCATTAGGGAAGGGTATCTTTCTCCCGTGAAGGCTCGGATGATTCCACTCAAACTGGACATCAGCCAAGCGGGAATCTCCGGCGGGGACTTCAGCGCAACGGACATCGGCTACGCCTTGGAGCCGTATCTCGCACAGATTGCCAAGGTTATGGCAGAGCATTGCCGGGGCAGAAAGACGGTGGTGTTTCTGCCGCTCATCGCCACCTCGCAGAAATTTTGCCAGATGCTGAATGAAGTGGGACTCAGAGCCGCCGAAGTCAACGGGGAGAGCCAAGACCGCACGGAAATCCTCACGGACTTCGAGAACGGCAAGTATGACGTGCTGTGCAACTCCATGCTCTTGACGGAAGGCTGGGATTGCCCTGCCGTGGATTGCATTGTTGTCCTTCGTCCAACGAAAGTGCGCAGCCTTTATCAGCAGATGGTGGGACGGGGAATGCGGCTCTTTCCCGGAAAGGAAAACCTCTTGCTCTTGGATTTTCTTTGGCTTACGGAACGGCACGACTTGTGCAAGCCGTCCAGCCTGATCGCCAAGGATGCCCAGATTGCCGAGGCCATCGACGAGAAAATCCAAAACGATGAGGAAGTGGATATCCTGGAAGCCGAGGAAGAGGCGGAACGGGATGTGTTGAAGGAGCGGGAGGAGGCTCTGGCACGGGAACTTGCCGAAATGCGGAGCCGTGCCAAAAAGCTGGTAGACCCCATACAGTATGCGCTCTCCATCGCCGCAGAGGACTTGGCGAGTTACACGCCGACATTCCCGTGGGAGATGGGGCCACCCTCGGAGAAACAGCTTTCCTTCTTAGAAAAACGTGGCATCCTCCCTGACACTGTGGAAAATGCCGGACTTGCCTCCCTTCTCATTGACCGCTTGAAACGGCGGCAGGAGGAAGGGCTGGCGACTCCCAAGCAGATCCGCTGCCTAGAGCGGTACGGCTTCCGGCAGGTGGGGACATGGCAGTTCGATGCCGCCAGCAATCTCATCTCTCGCTTGGCAATGAACCATTGGCGAGTGCCGCAGGGCATCACGCCCGCAATATATACACCGATGATTGGAGGAATGTGACATGGACAGAAATATCTTATCGGCATTGAAATCCATCAATGTGGCGGAGGTTGACCGGGCTACGTGGATTTCCGTAGGCATGGCACTCAAGGAAGAGGGCTATCCCTGCTCCATCTGGGACGATTGGAGCAAGAACGACCCCCGCTACCATGCGGGGGAATGCGAAAAGAAGTGGGCTGGCTTCAACGGCACGGGAAAGCCCGTGAAGGGCGGCACTATCGTCCAGATGGCGAAAGACCGTGGCTGGATGCCCAGTACCGAAGGAGCGATGGCTTGGGACGATACCATCGAGTATGACGGAAACGACGGATTCAACGGATTTGCCCCTCCCGATGCCTGGAATCCTACGGCAGACCTTATCAACTACTTGGAACTGCTCTTTGAACCCAATGACCGTGTTGGCTATGTCACCGGGGACGTTTGGCAGGACAGCGAGGGCAAGTGGGTGCCAAGCAAGGGTGTCTACGACCGCACGGCGGGAGAGCTTATCGCATCCCTCAAGAAACATTCCGACGACATCGGAGCCACCGTGGGGGACTGGAAGCCCGAAGTCGGCGGTTGGATTCGGTTCAATCCCTTGGACGGCGAGGGCGTGAAGAACGAGAACGTCACCAGGTTCAAGTATGCCTTGGTGGAGTCAGATACCCTCCCTATCGCCGAGCAGGACATCCTCTTCCGCAAACTGGAACTTCCTATCGCGGCCTTGGTGCATAGCGGCGGCAAGAGCCTCCATGCCATTGTTCGTGTAGATGCGGAGAACTATGAGGAATATCGCAAGCGGGTGGAATTCCTCTACGACTTCATGGAAAAGCAGGGTGTCCCCATCGATAAGCAGAATCGCAACCCCTCCCGGCTCTCCCGGATGCCGGGGCTGACCCGGAACGGCAACCGCCAATACCTGGCTGCAACCAACATCGGCAGGAAGTCCTGGACGGAGTGGATGGATTATGTGGAGGGCGTTACGGACGAACTGCCGCCGATGGAATCCCTCGCCAAATACAAGGACAACCCTCCTCCGCTGCCGGAGGAAATCATCCAAGGCATCCTGCGGCGTGGCCACAAAATGATTATCTCCGGCTCATCCAAAGCCGGGAAGTCCTTCCTGCTGATGGAGCTTTGCGTAGCCATCGCAGAAGGCACGAAGTGGCTGGGCTTTTCCTGCAAGCAGGGGAAAGTATTGTATGTCAACCTCGAAATCGACCCGGCAAGCTGCATCACCCGTTTCCTCAAGATTTACGAGGCACTCAGCCTTCCCATGAACGGCGCAGGAAACATCATCGTCTGGAATCTGCGCGGCCATGCCGTACCCCTGGACCAGCTTGTGCCGAAGCTTATCCGCCGGGTGCGCGACCAGCACTTGGACGCCATCATCATCGACCCCATCTACAAGGTCATCACGGGGGACGAGAACAACGCATCGGACATGGGACAGTTCTGCAACCAGTTCGACAGGATCTGCACGGAAACAAAATGCTCCACGATTTACTGCCACCATCACTCCAAGGGAGCGCAGGGGAGCAAGCGGGCGATGGACAGGGCTTCCGGCTCCGGCGTATTCGCCCGCGACCCCGATGCACAGCTTGACATGATCCAGCTGGAACTCACCGAGGACATCAAGAACAATGTGCGTGACGGCCATGCCACCGCTTGGCGGCTGGAATCCAGCCTCCGGGAATTCGAGAACATCGAGCCGGTGAACTTCTGGTTCGAGTATCCCATCCACCGGGTAGACAACGGCGAGGACTTGACGAACGCCTACGCCGAAGGAAGTCCCATGGGCAACCTCTCCAAGAGCCGCAAATACACCACCTTCGAGGAACGCAAAGCCTCCATCGACACGGCATACCAGGCTTGCTCCATCGAGACTCCCGTCACCGTGGATGCCTTGGCAGAGTACCTGGGCGTGAGTTCCCGGTGCGTCCGCGACCGCTTGAAAGAGGTCAAGGATGACTACTGGGTCAAGGGCGGCATCGTGGGCAAAATCGACAAAAATGAAAAGCGGATATAATCGCATTTCCACCGTGAGATGAAATCGGGCTTATATATAGTCACTTCGTTCCTCACTCCGTTCCATGTGTGGGAAGGGCTTAAAAGCCTGCCCTTCCCCACATGAAACCGGGATACTAAAAAGCATTTCACTCAAAACCAGAAAGGACTGAAAACGAATATGAGATTCTTCTTGGATATTACACCACCGACGGCAACGGCGCAAGAGAAATCGGTACGCATCGTAGGCGGCAGACCCATCTTCTACGACCCCGCGCCCGTGAGGAAAGCCAAGACGCTCCTGACAGCGGAACTGGCAAAGCACCGTCCGGCACTCCCGCTGATGGGAGCCGTGGAGCTTCAGACCGTATGGCTCTTTCCCAAGGGCAAATCCCATAAGGGCGGCGAATGGCGCACGACCCGTCCCGACACCGACAACCTCCAGAAAATGCTCAAGGACTGCATGACCAAGTGCGGCTACTGGAAAGACGATGCCCAAGTGGTCAGGGAAATCGTGGAAAAACAATGGGCGGAAGAACCTGGGATTCACATCGAAGTGAAACGGCTGGGATCGCCCTGCATCCCCAAGTGCAACTCCGAAGGCTACCGCGACCCCACGGCGGCTGCGGCACTCAGGAACTGTATGTAAGCGAAAGGAGCGAACCATCATGAAATTCATCTACATCTCCCATCCCTACTCGGGGCAGGAAGTCAAGAACCGTAGCAATGCCGGAAAGATCGCGGCAGAGCTTGCCAAGAAGGCTCCCCACATCATGTTTATCAATCCGCTGGATGTCATGCGGCATCTGAAAACTGCCAATGCTTCCTACGAGGACATCCTGGCAAAGTGCAAAGCCCTCATGGAAAAGTGTGATGGCATCATCATGGCGGGGGACTGGAAGAACAGCTACGGCTGCATGACGGAATACGAACACGCCAAGTCCCTGCGGATATCCATCTGGGAAAGCATAGAAGAGTTCCGTAAGGATGAAATTATGGACAATGACTGCTGCGGAAATCACGCCGATTGCCAGACGTGCATCTGCAGGACTTGCTCCAATCGGATGGAATGCTGGAACTGCAATGACTGCACAAAAGAAGAGGGACAGCCTTCTCCCATAGGTTACACGGGAAAGAACATCTTGGAGCCGGGCTGCTCCCGTTACATCAAGAAGGAGTGATGAAGGTGACCGCCAAGGAATATCTGGAACAGGCCAGGAACATGGATATGCATATCGAGAATATGCTTGAGGAGTTGGCAGGGCTTAAAAGCATGGCCACCAAAGTGACGCAGGTCTTGACCGATATGCCGGGAGCCGCTACCCGCGATGTCACCAAGCGGGAGAATGTCATGCTGAACATCATAAATTTGGAGGAGGACATCAATCGGGAGATTGACAGGCTGGTGGACTGCAAGCGGGAAATGCTTTCCTGCATCAATCAGCTTGACAATTACCAGCAACGGAATGTCCTCACGCTCCGATACCTTCGCTATGCTTCCTGGGAGGAAGTTTCAGAGGCAATGAACCTCTGTCCCCGTACCCTGTATCGTATCCGTGACGCAGCATTGAAAAAAATAAAAATCCCGGCAAACCAATAGCCTGTCACTTGATGTCACATATTTTCACTTGGCGTCACTCAAAGTCAGTTGATGTACACTTGATGTCACCCGCCCCATTGTGATATGCTACACTTACCGAAAATAGAAAATCGCATGAGCCTTCGAGGGAGAAAATCCTTCGGGGGCTTTTTTCATGCCTCGAAGGAGATGAAGTCAATGCCCAGCAAACCAAAACGCCCCTGCCGCTTTCCCGGATGCCCGAAGCTCACGGGAAACAAGGACGGTTACTGCGACGAGCATTTACGGATGCGCCGCAAGGACTACGACAGATATATGCGCGGCTATGTGCATCACAAGCGGTACGGCAACCAGTGGCGCAAGATACGCGCCCGGTACATAAGGAAAGAGCCGTTGTGCGAGGCTTGCAAAGCCAAGGGAAAAATAGAACTGGCTACCTTGGTGCATCACAAGAAACCACTTTCCGAGGGCGGCACCAATGACGAAGAGAATCTGATGAGCCTTTGCGTCAGTTGCCATGAGAAAGTCCATCGGCGGGGACATGATGCTTGATTTCGTTTTGATTCTCAAAAAAATCCTGCCGATACCCCAGGGGGGAGGGAAAATCCCCGGAAGCCCCGCCACGTCTGACCGGCACGGGGGCTCACGCAAATTTCCGCGAAAGTTTCTTTAAGTTGGGCGAAAAAAGTTTTTCCGACCGATTTTTCACGGGGAAATATCGCCGTAAATCCAATACCGGCGGGGGTTACGAGGGATTGCACCAATTCACCGGTCAAAAACTTATTCGGTAAAAATCGGCAAAAATCGAAAACTTTTGCTCAAAAAACCGCCGTTTTTGCTCTAAATTTTGCCTGTTTTTGCATAAGTTTCGGCTGTTTTTCGCATAAGTTTCTAAAAAGTTTCTTGGGAGGTGAGCATACATGGGACAGAGAGGTCCGCAACCCGGCACGGGAGGAAGACCGCGAAAAGCACTGGCGGATAAAATCACCGAGGGCAATCCCGGCAAACGAAAACTGACGGTGCTGGATTTCGACAAAATAGCCACAGAACCGGAGGGAGCGGAGATGCCGCCTCCGAAAGATTTTCTTTCTGCCGTGCAGCGCGACGGCTCTACCCTTTCCGCCGGAGAGATTTACAAAGAGGCTTGGGCGTGGTTAGTGCAGCGCGGCTGCTCGGAATTTGTTTCTCCGGCTCTCCTTGAACGGTACGCCATGAGCGCGGCCAGGTGGATTCAATGCGAGGAGGCTGTCAGCAAATACGGCTATTTGGGCAAACATTCGGTATCGGGAAATCCCATCCCCAGCCCTTATGTGACCATGAGCCAAAACTACATGAAACAGACCAATCGGCTGTGGGGAGAAATTTTTCAGCTGGTACGGGACAACTGCTCCACCGAGTACAAAGGAGCAAATCCGCAAGACGATGTGATGGAGCGACTGCTCCGCGCAAGGAAGGGGTAACGATGAGCGGAAAAATAAGGAACTTCTACACAGTCGGTCAGCAATTTGGCTGGCTTACTGTATTGGGAGAGGGGACTAAATCCCCCTCGAGAGGACGGCGAATTCGTGTACAATGTCGTTGCGGAAGAATATACGACTCTTTCCCGGAGGCATTTAAGAGAGCTGACTGTAAATGTCATTGGTGCGCCAATAAAATCAGAGCACAACTGCGCACATTGGATTTAGTTGGCAAAACCTACGGGAATTACGAAGTTCTCGAAAAGGCCGAGCAGAACGATAAGGGGATGAATCAGTATCGGTGCAGATGCAAGCGGTGCGGCAGTATTTCTCTCAGAACCCAATATGAAATAACGCATCATTCCAGTTCCGGCAAATGCAGTAAATGCAAGCCGGAATTTTATTTTGAAATCCAAGGCGATACGGCAATCGGTACGCTGCCGAGCGGAGACAAGTTCACCATAGATGCCGAGGATATACCGTTAGTTTCAAAATACTGGTGGTACAAAAAAGCGGACAGCGATTATGTTATCGCTGACATAAAGGCTAAAGGGAAGCTGATAAAACGGCTACGCTTGCATAGACTGCTCTTGGGAGTGGAAGATGACGTTTTTGTCGTTGACCATATAAACCGCAATCCGCTGGATTGCCGTAAGAGTAATCTGAGGGTAGCAACGCAACATCAGAATTGTATCAATAAGGGGATTCGTTCATCAAACACGACCGGGTATATCGGAGTGAAGAAACTGGGCAAAGGAATGTTTGAGGCTCTCATTATGGTTAACGGGCAATCAATATCCCTTGGAAAATCCCACAATATGATAACTTGCGCCCAAATGTATAACATCGGAGCGCAATACCTGTTTAGGCAATTTGCCGGACAGCTGAATTGTGTTCCCGCTCCTTCGGAGTGGATCGAGTTTCAAGTTTGGAAAAAGTGTCGCCCTTATGAGAACATAGCCAATCAAATCACAGCACCGGTGATTTGTGTGTAGGTGAGAGTATGCTTGAACGAAATCGCATTTACAACATGGACTGCGTGGAGGGCATGAAACTTCTCCCGGATTGCTCCATCGACCTCACCGTAACTTCACCGCCATACGACAATCTCCGAATGTACAAGGGGTATGCCTTCGACTTCGAGGCGGTTGCCGCCGAGCTTTTCCGAGTGACCAAGGACGGTGGAGTTCTCGTTTGGGTGGTCAATGACGCAACGATAAAAGGCAGCGAAACCGGGACATCCTTCCGGCAGGCTCTCCACTTCAAGGAAATCGGCTGGAAACTTCACGATTCGATGATTTACGCCAAGGACTCCTGCCCATATCCCGAAACCACGCGCTATTATCCCGGATTTGAATTCATGTTTGTGCTGGTAAAGGGAAAAATCAAGACGGTGCATCTTATCGCCGACAAGCCCAACAAGACCGGCGGGGACAAAGTTTCCGGGACGGAGCGAAAGACGGACGGCACAATACGGAAAATGTCTGCCGTCAGAAAAAACACGGGACGCAGGGTCAAGCCTTACGGGGTGCGCTCAAATATATGGCACTTCGGTATGGGATACATGAAATCGACCACGGATAAATGCGCATACCGGCATCCGGCTATCTTCCCGGAGCAGCTTGCCCATGACCACATTATCTCTTGGAGCAATCCCGGCGACTTGATTCTCGATCCCTTTTCAGGGAGCGGGACAACCGCCAAAATGGCTCGGCTTACCGGGCGAGATTTTATCGGCTTTGAAATCTCCAAGGAATACTGTGATATTGCCGAGGAACGATTGGGGGCGATACCGTGAACATTGCCGTCATTGACGCAGACCTCATCGGCAGGAAACGGCATCGTTTCCCAAATCTCGTCTGCATGAAACTGTCCGGCTACCACAAAAACATGGGGGACAATGTAATCCTCAAAACCGACTACGAGAAGCTGGACAGCTTCGACAAAGTGTATATTGCCAAGGTGTTCACCGATACCAAAATCCCGTCTACCGTGCTTTCGCTTCCCAATGTGGAATACGGCGGTACGGGACTTTTCTATGACAAGGCTGTGCCTTTGCCGGAGAAAATCGAGCATCATAAGCCGGACTATCATCTCTACGATGCGTGGGTAAAAAAACAGCTTGCACAAGAAAAACGGCGGCAGGAGTTCCGCTATTACACGGACTATGCCATCGGCTACCTCACAAGGGGGTGTTTCCGGCATTGCGAATTTTGCGTCAATCGGAATTATGACCGAGTGAAAAAACACAGTCCGCTGTCAGAGTTCATGGACGCGGGGCGAAAGAAAATCTGCCTCCTGGATGACAACTTCCTCGGCTGTTCGGAGTGGAAAACGCTCCTCACGGAACTTCGGCAGACAGGTTTGCCGTTCCAATTCAGACAGGGCTTGGATGAACGCATTCTGACCGATGAAATCTGTGAGTTGCTGTTCACATCCAAGTATGATGGGGCGTTCGTTTTCGCTTTTGACAACCTTGCCGAGGCAGAACTTATCGAGCAGAAGATTCAGCTTTTGCGGAAGTATACCCATGCCGTTCCCGAATTCTACTGCTTTACAGGCTATGACAGGGAAGGGAAATGGGATGCGGCATTTTGGCATCGGGACATCCTGGAACTGATCCGGCGCATCGAAATTCTCATGCGGCACCGATGCCTGCCGTACATCATGAGATACTGCCGGTATAGGGAAAGCCCCTACCGTGGAATATACATCACCCTTGCCCGGTGGTGCAATCAGCCGGCTTTCTTCAAGAAGAAAAGTTTGCATGAGTTTGTCATGGCAAACGGCGTGAACAGCGCCAGCTACCGATATCTGAGCGACTTTGAGAGAGATTTTCCCGAAGCCGCTCATTTTTTGGACTTGAAATTTGGGGAGGTTTGATTATGGCGAAAACCACAACGGATATGCAGCTTGTCCCCATCGACAGGCTGATACCATACGCCAACAACGCCCGGACACATTCCAAGGAACAGATTACGAAACTTCGCTCATCGCTCCGGGAATACGGCTTCATCAGCCCGGTCATCATCGACAGGGAATTCAATGTACTGGCGGGGCATGGCAGAGTTGCTGCGGCGAAGGAGGAGCATATCGCGGAAGTTCCCTGTGTGTTCGTTGACCATCTGACGGAAGCCCAGAAGAAAGGCTATATCCTTGCCGATAACCGCTTTGCTATGGATGCGGGCTGGGATGAGGATATGCTGCGTGTGGAGATGGAAGCCTTGCAGGGCATGGATTTTGACCTCGGGCTTACAGGCTTTGATGAGAAGGAAATCGCCGATTTGTTTGATTTGAATGATGGCGAAGCAAAGGAGGACGATTTCGATGTTGAAGAAGAACTGGAAAAACCGTGTGTAGCGCAAGCTGGTGATGTTTGGCATCTTGGCAAGCATCGAGTTATATGCGGCGATTCCACAGTTGCCGAAACATATCAGCGGCTGCTTGGCGAGGAAAAAGTGAATCTCGTCTGCACCGATGCCCCATATTTTGTGAACTTGGATTCAGCGTCGGGAAAAATCAAGAACGATAACCTTGACGATAAATCAGCCTATGAATTTTTGATGAAGGTGTTTTCAAATTTCAAAAATGCCATGAGCAAGGATGCCTCCATCTACGAATTCTACGCCACCATGAAAGCACGGATTTTCTATGACGCATTTGAGGATGCCGGATTCAAGGTTGGCGCAGGGCTTATCTGGAAGAAGCCGAGAGCGCCCTTCATGAGGACAGACTGGAAATTCAACTCGGAGCCGATTATCTACGGCTGGCGCAAAGACGGAAAGCACATCTGGTATGGTGACCAGAAACAGACCAATGTCTTTGAATTTGATGGGATCAAGAATTCAAAGACTGACGGCTATGGACATCCATCATCCAAACCCGTGCCGCTGATAGCCTATCTTATCAAGCAATGCACACAGGTTAACGGGCTGGTGTTGGATGGCTTTCTTGGTTCGGCTTCGACGCTCATTGCTTGCGACCAGTTGGGGCGCATCTGCTACGGCGTAGAATTGGAGCCGAAATTTGTGGATGTGGCTGTTCAGCGGTATGCCCAGAGCCATGAAGGAAAGTTTGATGATGTATTTGTGGAGCGCGACGGGGAGAAAATCCCATATGCCGATGTTCCCAAACCGAAGGAGGAATGATTTATGCGTGTATTTCTGAACCCTGGACATGCCCCTGGCGGCAACCCAGATCCGGGAGCAAGCAACCGTATCACGGGATTGCGGGAATGTGATGTTGCCAAGAATATCGCCGATTTGGTGGAGAAATACCTCGTTGCCGCCGGAGTGGATGTCGTTGGCAATCTCCAATCGGACAGTCTCTACAAGGTGGTCAGCACTTCCAACAATCTCGGCGCAGATGTGTTTATCTCAATCCATTGCAATGCCTTCAACGAGATGGCCAACGGCACGGAAGTTTGGCATTACCACACGAGCAGGGACGGGAAGAAACTCGCCGAGTGCATCCAGCGACAGATTGTTGACTCTCTCGGCACGACCGACCGGGGAGCCAAGGGAGCCGTTCCACATACAGATAACAGCCTGTATGTGCTGAACTACACCGATGCTGTCTCGGCTCTCGTGGAATGCGCCTTTATCGACAATCCCACTGATGAGGAACTGCTCCGTACCCGGCAGGATGATTTCGCCCGTGCCATTGCCCGTGGCGTTACCGATTATGAATTGGAGGTTGGCTGACTATGAAACTGGACATTATCAAAAACGAACTGAAGGAACACATGGCAGACTTCGTGCAGACGGAGGCGAAGGAGACATTTCTCCTTTGGCTGAAGAACGAGGCTCTGCCCGCCGTCAAGGAAATCGCCGCCATCTACAATGCGGAACTGGTGAAGTCCTCCGAAACCGAGACGGGCTGGTGCAAGTTCCGCGACCGTGTATTCCTGCCGTGTGCCGTGGATGGTGCTTTGTGGCTGATCGGCAAGGCTCTGGATGGCATGGCGGCAAAGCAGGGAGGCTGATGTGTATGGGGAACGAGCAATATTCGCTGACATTGGGCAGTCTTTTCGATGGCTCAGGGACATTTCCTCTTGGCGGTTTGATGGCAGGAATACAGCCTGTGTGGAGTTCGGATATTGAGCCGTTCCCGATAAGAGTCACCACCAAGCGGATGCCTTTCATCAAGCATTACGGGGATATACATGACATGAACGGCAGCGAGATAGAGCCGGTGGACATCATCACCTTCGGCTCGCCTTGCACCGATATGTCCATCGCCGGGAAGCGGGCAGGATTGGATGGAAAACAATCATGCCTTTTCTATGAGGCTCTCCGAATCATCAAGGAAATGAGGTGTGCCACAAATGGCAAATATCCAAGATTTGTTGTGTGGGAGAATGTCACAGGCGCATTCTCCAGTTCCGGGGGACGGGACTTCCAAAGCGTCCTCACGGAAATCGTCCGCATCGTCGAGCCGCAAGCTCCCGAGGTGCCTATGCCTGAAAAAAGTTGGCCAGCCGCCGATGTTCTTTTGGGAAACGGATGGAGCCTTGCGTACAGGGTCATGGACGCGCAGGGCTGGGGAGTTCCACAGCGGAGGCGCAGAATCTATCTTGTCTGCGATTTTGGAGGTCAATGTGCATCCAAAGTATTATTTGACACCGAGGGCGTGCTTGGGGATTCTGCGGCGTGCTTCCGCTCGTGGCAAGGAACTGCCGACAGTCTTGCGGCTCGCCTTGGAGCGACAGGCGGGGTTATAAGCGCAGGATTCTGCACGGAACACTCCGCTCAGAGCCGGGGCATCGGCTACGAGGAAGAAAAATCTCCAACGCTCAGGGCGGGGGTAGTTCCTGCCGCTGTAATCCTCTGCGATCAAGGCGGGGAGAGGATGGATGTCAGCGAGAGCGTAGTGAGCACACTTCGAGCCGAAGCCCATCACCCGCCATGCCTCTGCTTCGAGAATCATTCGATGGATAGCCGATACAAGGGACCGCTAGATGTTGCGCCGACCATCTCCCAAACCTACGGAGCGGGAGGGAACAATCAGCCGCTGGTAGTCCCCGGCGAGGTGGTCAGCACTGTAGATGTGCGGCTTACTTCGGAGGGGACAAAAAATGCTCGACACAATGTGTACGAAACCGATGTGGCAAGATGCATCGACACCGGAGAACCGAATCCCGACCGCAATCAAGGAGGGCTTGCCATCGTGGAGAAAACGACATTCGCCATGACCACCGGCGGCTACACCCAAGTGGAGAAGGAAAAAGCGCCGACGCTCATGTCACGGGACTACAAAGACCCTGCCGCCGTCTGCTGCGGCATCGGCAGGGATGTGTTCAACGCCGGAGCCAATGCCAAGTTTGCTCCCTCCATTGATGACGAGTTACAGCCGCCGATGACGGCAAGAGGTCCGGGAGCGGTTCAGCAAGGTTATGCCGTGCGGAGACTCACGCCCACGGAATGCGCCAGACTACAGGGGTTCCCGGATTGGTGGTGCAGTGACCTCGGCACAAATAATCCCTCCGAGGAAGAAATGGAGTTTTGGCGAGAAGTATTCGAAACTCACCGAAAAGTCATGGGGACGGCCAAGAAGCCCAAAACGGACAATCAGATCCGCAAGTGGCTCAAAAATCCACATACCGATTCGGCAGAATACCGTATGTGGGGCAACGGCTGTTGTCTTAGTATCGTGTTTTATGTGCTGTTCGGAATCGCCTATTTTGCCAATCACGGGGAGGTGGAGCCGTGCGAACCAACGAAGAACTGAAACGGCTACAAACTCTGCCTCTTGCCGAGAAAGTCAGCCGGACAAAGAAATACATCCAAGAGTGGTATGACCATTGGGACGGAAGAGTCTATGTCAGCTTTAGCGGCGGCAAGGATTCGACCGTCCTTTTGCATATCGCCCGTTCCGTCTATGAGGATATTCCCGCTGTATTCTGCGACACGGGCTTGGAGTTCCCGGAAGTCCGTAGCCATGCCCTCTCCATGCCGAATGTGACGGTGCTGAAGCCGGAGGCGGATTTCCGGGAAGTCATCAAGGAACATGGGTGGGTATTTCCCGGCAAGGATGTGGCTCTCACCATCTACTATGCCAAGCGGGGCAGCGATTGGGCGATCCGGCGGCTTGCCGGACTCAACAAGGACGGCACTCCCTCAGCTTTCAAAGAGAGCCGCTATGTGAAATGGAAGCATCTCTTGGACGCTCCCTTCGAGGTCAGCCATAAGTGCTGTACCTATATGAAGAAACAACCGCTCGACCGATACCAGAAGGAAACCGGGCGAGTGCCTATCATGGGCATTATGGCGAGCGAGAGCCACCGAAGGAAAATGGCGTGGATTCGGACAGGGTGCAATGCCTACGATGCCAGGCAGCCAAATTGCAAGCCGCTGAGTTTTTGGACAGACCAGGATGTCCTTCAATATGTATTGGAGAACCATCTCCATATCCCAGAAGTCTACGGGAACATCGTGGAGAAGAACGGTAAGCTCCAAACCACGGGAGCCAAGCGGACGGGCTGTATGTACTGCCTTATCGCTTGCCACTTGGAAAAGCCCAACAAGTTCCAGAGGATGAAAATGACCCATCCGAAAATCTACAGATACTGCATGGAGGAACTTGGCATGGAGGAAATCCTCTCATGGCTTGGCGTGGAGCATTGAGGCTGTCTTGTATACAATCTTTATTTCCACATACCCGTTGACTATTCCCCCGCTTTACGGGAATATGTCACTACGCCGAGCAGGATGGGCTCGGCGGGCATAACCACATAAAGCGATGGGAGGTTTTCAAAATGACTGTCAATTACAACGTGACTGGCGCACGCCGCAAGGAAATGACGAAGGTTATCAGCGAGGCATTGGGCGGCTGGGAAGTCAAGTATCTCGGAGTACCGTCCTGCTCCTACCGAGTGGGTGACTTTGAGATTGACCGTCACGGCGCATTGATTTTCGATGACCGCACGGACAGCGAGGAAGTGGAGAGCGTTTTGGAGGCTTTGGCACAGGCAGGCTTTGAATGCGAGACTGCGCCGGATGCCGAAAACGATGAGGAAGAACAGCCCATCAGCACCTGCCAGTTTGCCGGGCCTTACGAGATGCCTTGGGACGAGGATTGCAACCAGAAGGAAATGACGGAGGAAGAAATGGCGGCAGCTATGACCGAGCAGGACAGGCTGATTGCGGAGGCGGCAGCCCAGCAAGCGGAGCGGGAGCAGAAAGCGGAATTGCAAGCCGAGGAACAGGAAGATGCTTTCGTTGATCGGCTTTCCATCAGCCTTCCAAATGACCTCGATGAACACGCACGGCACAATCTCGATGCCGCCATCGCGGGCAAGTCAACCCTCTTCAAGGCGGCTTTCCAGACCGAGAGTCTTGACTATGAGGATGCCAACAGCAAGCTGACCTTCCCCTGGTTCAGATATTCCTCGCAGGAGAGCGTGACGGACGAAACCAACGCATACATGCTTTTCCTGACCAAGCTGGTGGCATACGCCAAGGAAGCCAAGCGGGTGACGGTCAAGGACAAGGCAGTGGACAATCCCCGCTACGCATTCCGCTGTTTCCTCCTGCGGCTGGGCTTCATCGGGCAGGAGTACAAGGCGGCAAGGAAAATCCTCATGCAGAATCTCGCAGGGAATTCCTCTTGGAAGGACGGACATCGGAAGGAGGCGGCTCAAGATGAAATTTCCGAGCAGGGAGCAGATTGAGCGGCTCCGCAAACAGTGCCCGGCAGGGACAATCGTGGAGTTGATTTCGATGGAAGATGCCCAGTCCCCTCCTCCGGGGACTTTGGGCAGAATCCAAGGGGTGGACGATGCGGGGAGCATTTTGGTTAGATGGCAGAGCGGTTCGTCCCTCAGCCTAATCCCGGAGGTCGATTCCTTCCGCATCGTAAAGGGGGTAAACGAAAATGAGTGAAAAAATCCGCAGTCAAATTTTGGACATCCGCAACAGCGGAACGGTCAATATGTTTTCCGTGAACGAGGTTCAGCGGTTGGCTTTCGAGAAGGATTATCATGATCTTGTTCTATTCATCGAGGAGCGGAAAGCAGATTATGTACACTTCATTCTGACGGGAGAGATGCCCAAGGACGAGTAGCCGAAAATCTCCACACTCGAAATACAATCTGCCCCGGATTGTGTTTGTGTATACTTGCGAATTATTGAATCATTTACTTGATAATAATTCTCAAAAGAGTGATTAATACAGTAACGCAAGAACACAGCAAGCCACACGGCAGAGAGCGAAAGGGGATTTTCAAAATGACCAGAGACGCACGGTTTGGCATCGAAATCGAAATGACGGGCATCACGAGGGAAAAAGCGGCGAAAGCCATCGCCGAGTACTTCAACGGCGAAAGCCGCTACGTTGGCGGCACCTACTACGCCTACGAAGTCACCGACTGCCAGGACAGGGTCTGGAAAGTGATGCGCGATTCGAGCATTCGCCCCCAAAAGAAGATGGGCGGGCGCACGGTTTCCGCATCGGATGAGTATCGGGTGGAGTTCGTCACTCCGATCCTTGGCTACGATGACATCGAGGAGCTTCAGGAAATCGTCCGCAAGCTCCGCTCGGCGGGAGCCTTCACCAACGCCTCTAACCAAGGGATGCACGTCCACGTTTCCATGGACGGCATGACGGCGCAGGCGCTCAGGAATCTGGTGAACCTTCTCGCATCGAAAGAGGATTTGCTTTACGATGCCATCCAAGTGAACGAAGAGCGCATCGGCTACTGCAAGAAAACCAACCAGCGTTTCCTCAAGCAGCTCAACGAGAAGAAGCCCAAAACCTTGGAGGAGCTTGCCGATGTTTGGTACAATGGGGATGCCGAATATGCCCGCACCAGAAAATACCACGACAGCCGGTATGTCCTGGCCAATCTTCACGCATTCTTCCTCCGAGGGGCATTGGAATTCCGCTGCTGGAATGCAACCCTTCATGCGGGAGAGGTCAAGGCAGCCATCCAGTTTTGCATCGCCATGGTACACCAAGCGGTGACCACGAAGAAAGCGATTTACCGCCGGACAACCACCGACAACCCCAAGTACACCTTCCGCTGCTGGATGCTCCGCTTGGGACTCATCGGCGACGAGTTCAAAACCTGCCGCTACCATCTTCTCAAGCACCTCGAAGGGAATGCGGCTTGGAAAGAAGCCCCTTCCCGCTTTGGCACAAGCACCCCCACGGCATAAGAGCCGCAGCCCCGAAACCTACCCGCCGCAAGGCGGGCTTGGGGTGGTAGAAGCCAATGGATTTATTGGCAAGAGGGTGTTTATGCGAGAGCGGAAAGGATGAATGACAATGAAACCTTACGGCGTGAAACGGTCGGATGTTCACAGGCAGTACCACAACAACGATGTCGGCAAGATGAACCTGCACGACATTGGGAAAGAAGTGAAGAAATCCGCAAGGTTCGAGGCAAGGCAAACGGCATGGAAGGAAGCCAATCAGATGGAGGTGGAGGAGATGCGGAAATCGAAAAGCAAGGGAAAAATTTATATCGCTTATGGCTCGAACATGAGCGTAGAGCAAATGAAGTTTCGTTGCCCGGACGCACAGCTTTTGGGGACGGGAATCCTCGAAAACTGGCGGCTGATGTTCAAGGGGAGCAAGACGGGAGCCTACGCCACCATCGAGAAAGAAGAGGGCTGCACCGTGCCGATTCTCCTTTGGCGCATTTCGGTGGCTGACGAGGAGCGGCTTGACCGCTACGAGGGATTCCCCTCCTTCTACTACAAGCGGACAATTCAAGCCGTGAAAACTGATGAGAACGGTGTCCGAATCGGACTAACTCGCGGCATGGCCTACATCATGCACGAGGAGCGGAAATTTGGAACACCGTCCATGCATTACCTCCGAATCCTCGAACAAGCCTATAAGGAGTTCGGCTTTGACGAGGAGATCCTTGGTGAAGCCTACGATTACAGTCAGCCGGAGAGCGTTTCGGTAGAGGACTTGCCTTGCCTTTGGTAAAGTATACACTCTGAATCGCTTGCTATATCCCGGAAAGTACGGGAATATGTGACTGCCGAAAGGAAAACCACAGAGCAAGCGAAGGAGGATTTCACGATGAAAAAGACAGCATGGGCAAAGGAAACCACAATGGAAAAACTGGAGATGGGCGGCTACGCCAGCATGGGAGCGGTTCTGAAATACGATGACCACGCTTTGGTGGTGGGCTTGAATGTCAGCGGCTACCACGCAGCGGTTTACGAATTCATCGACACGTTGGAAGAAACCGGGCTGGGGGACATCGAGTGCAGGCTGAACCTTGTGGAAGCCGCCACTGAATCCTTCAAGGACGGAGGTCATGCCATGGCTTGGTGCATGGCGCACATCTGAAAATCTAAAATAACCGAACATTAGCCCTTCGGGGCTTTTGCTCGTTCATATAGATTTTTTTCGAGGAGTCGCAAATGCGGCTCCTCTTTGCGTTGGAGGTGAGGCTATGTTGTTGGACGGTATCGAAATCACCGTGAGGAATGTGCCGGACATTTCCGAGGAGGAAATCCTCCGCTATGTGAAATTTCTCCGACAGCAGCTGAAAGATCCGTTGCATACCCTCGTCATTTCCCTGACCGAGGACGGCAGGATTGCCTTGGACTATACCACCAAAGGGCAGAAGTTCGAGCGCATCCGGCGCATCACCGGCTACCTGGTGGGGACAATCGACCGTTGGAACAATGCCAAACGTGTCGAGGAAAGCGAACGAGTTAAACACGGATAAATTGAATAAATTGAATCAAGCTAAGGATTGGTTCGCCTTTGGGAAGCGGATTTCCTGCAAGCGAAAAAATTAGAGAGGGGGGTGACAATGTGCGGAAACTCAAGGGCTACAAGCCCACCAAATTTATGGCGAAAGGCTCCAAGTACAACAAGGATGCCGCAGACTTCGCCGTGTATTTCATAGAGCAATTATGCCATACAAAGGGCACCTGGTCCGGGCAGAAGTTTGAACTCATCGACTGGCAGGAGCGGATCATCCGCGACCTGTTCGGTGTCTTGAAGAAGGACGGCTATCGGCAGTTCAACACGGCGTATATTGAAATTCCGAAGAAGATGGGTAAATCGGAGCTTGCCGCAGCGGTTGCCCTTCTCCTTTGCTGCGGGGACGGGGAGGAACGAGCCGAAATTTACGGATGCGCTGCAGACAGGCAGCAAGCAGGAATCGTCTTTGATGTGGCTGCGGACATGGTGCGGATGTGTCCCGCGCTCAACAAGCGGGTGAAACTTCTCACTTCCAACAAGCGCATCGTATACGAGCCTACCCACAGCTTTTACCAAGTGCTGTCGGCGGAGGCTTATTCCAAACACGGCTTCAACATCCATGGCGTTGTTTTCGATGAGCTTCATACCCAGCCCAACCGCAAGCTCTACGATGTCATGACCAAAGGCTCCGGCGATGCCCGTATGCAGCCGCTCTACTTCCTCATCACCACAGCAGGGACGGACACCAATTCCATTTGCTACGAGGTTCACCAGAAAGCCAAGGACATTCTGGAGGGGCGAAAGATCGACCCTACTTTTTATCCGGTCATCTACGGAGCCGATGAGGGTGACGACTGGACAGATCCTGCCGTGTGGAAGAAAGCCAATCCTTCCCTGGGCATTACCGTCGGTATCGACAAAGTACAGGCCGCTTGCGAATCCGCCAAACAGAATCCCGCCGAAGAGAACAGCTTCCGTCAGCTTCGCTTGAACCAGTGGGTCAAGCAGGAAGTTCGCTGGATGCCCATGAGCAAGTGGGATGCCTGCAATTTTGCCGTCAGCGAAAACGCTCTGTTGGGGAGAGTCTGCTACGGCGGGCTTGACCTTTCCACCACCACGGACATCACGGCATTTGTTCTGGTGTTCCCACCTCTTGATGAGGATGACAAATACCAAGTGCTTCCTCACTTTTGGCTGCCGGAGGAAACCTTGGATCTGCGTGTCCGCCGCGACCATGTTCCCTACGATGTCTGGGAGCGGCAGGGGCTTATCCATACCACGGAAGGAAGCGTGATCCACTATGCCTTTGTGGAGAGGTTCATAGAAAACCTCGGCAGCAAGTTCAACATACGGGAGATTGCCTTTGACCGTTGGGGCGCAACCCAGATGGCGCAGAACCTCGACAATCTCGGCTTTACGGTGGTGCAGTTCGGGCAGGGCTTTGCCAGCATGAGCCCTCCCACCAAGGAACTGATGAACCTCGTGCTGGAGCGGAGAATTGCCCACGGCGGCAATCCGGTCCTTCGCTGGATGATGGACAATATTTTCGTGGAAATTGACGATGCTGGGAACATCAAGCCCAGCAAGCGGAAATCCACGGAGAAGATAGACGGAGCCGTGGCCATGATTATGGCGCTCGACCGCGCTGTTCGCTGCGGCAATCCGACCACGGAAAGCGTCTACGATAAGCGAGGAATCCTCTGGCTGTGAGAAATTGTATACACGATTTATTTTCACACATGGCCTTGCTATTTCTCCGATAGTACGGGAATATGTGTCTACCGAAGGGAAAACACAGACGACCGCAAGGGAGGAAAACAAAATGACAAAGCAGGAAGTAAACGAAATCATCAGCAGCAAGGCAGCCGAGTACGGATTTGAGATCGAGGAAAACTCGCTGGGCTGGAACAACAAGCGCACGGGGCAGGATTACATCAGCATCCAGATTTTCCAGAACAACAACCTCGATAAGACCGACTGGGAAAAGCGAATCGGCTGCATCGACATCGAAGCCAACGCAAGCGTCAGCCGCATGGGAGGAAACCCAACGCCGGAGGAACTTTTGAAAGCCGCCGACGAGATTGCGCGTGGAGCGAAATTCACGGCAGAGCTTCAGAGCATGGGGCTTTCCTACGAAAGAACATTCTAAGCCGAAACAAGACACGGAGCGCCGCTTGGAAGGGCGGCGCTTTTACGTGGGGAAAAGCCGTATTGTATACACGATTTATCTTCCATCATGGCCTTGATAATTCCTCCGAAGTACGGGAATATACACTCACCGAAGGAAAACACAGCGACACGAAACGGAGGAAAAGACAATGACCATGAAGGAATACTACGGAATCCATAAAGTTGCCCACTTCGCCACGAAAAAAGAAATGAAGGACATGAGCGAATGGATGTACGAGTACAAAGGCTACACGGTGATGCTCACCGAATACACCCCTCGCGGCCGCCAAACCTGTTGGGTGGCAAGCGTGTGGGAGAGAACAGGCAACAAGCGGTTTCCCTACAACGAACTCTTCGAAATGGCGAGCTACCCGCACTTCACGGCATACGGCTTGAAACTTTGCCGCCAATGGGCGCAGGAATGCATCGACAGCATGGAAGCATAAACATACACCGACAGCGAACGCCACTCAGCAGGGTGGCGTTTTTTCATGGGAGGGATTGCAGATGAGCATTTTCAGTTGGTTGTTCCGTTCACGGGACAAGCCCACCAACAGCACGGCGGGGAGTTCGTACCGGTTCTTTTTCGGCGGCTCCACGGCGGGCAAGAGCGTCAACGAGCGATCCGCCATGCAGATGACCGCCGTCTACGCCTGCGTGAGGATTCTGGCGGAGTCCATCGCAGGATTGCCGTTGCACCTATTCCGCTATGACGGCAACGGAGGTAAGGAAAGAGCCGTGAACCATCCGCTGTATTTCCTGCTCCACGATGAGCCGAATCCCGAAATGACCTCCTTCGCTTTCCGCGAGACGCTGATGACGCACCTTCTTCTGTGGGGGAACGCATTCGCACAGATTATCCGCAACGGCAAGGGCGAAGTGGTGGCTCTCTACCCCCTGATGCCCAATCGCATGACGGTGGACAGGGACACGGCAGGGAGGATTTACTACGAATACCTCTGCATGAAGGACGAGGCTCCCACCATGAAGGGAACGACCGTCAGATTGAATCCGACGGATGTCCTCCATGTGCCGGGGCTTGGCTTTGACGGCATCCTCGGCTATTCGCCCATTGCCATGGCAAAGAACGCCATCGGCATGGCCATGGCCTGCGAGGATTACGGCGCATCCTTCTTCGCCAACGGAGCCACCCCAAGTGCCGTGCTGGAGTATCCGGGGACACTCAAAGACCCTGCCAAACTCCGGGAAAGCTGGGAGCTTGCCCACGGCGGCAGGAATTCCCATCGCATTGGGGTGCTGGAGGAGGGTATGAAGTACACGCCCATCGGCATACCGCCGGAACAGGCGCAGTTTTTGGAAACGAGAAAGTTTCAACTCAATGAAATCGCCCGTATCTTCCGGGTGCCGCCTCATATGGTGGGGGACTTGGAGAAGGCCACATTCTCGAACATCGAACATCAATCCCTGGAGTATGTGAAATACACCCTTGCTCCATGGATTTGCCGTTTCGAGCAGTCCATGGCGAGAGCCTTGCTCCTGCCAAACGAGAAGAAGGAATACACCATCAAGTTCAATGTGGACGGGCTTCTTCGCGGGGATTACCAAAGCAGGATGCAGGGGTACGCCATCGGACGCCAAAACGGGTGGATGAGTGCCAACGACATACGCCAGTTGGAAAGTCTCGACCGAATCCCGGAAGAAAAAGGCGGGGACTTGTATCTGGTGAACGGCAACATGGCAAAACTGGAAGATGCGGGATTGGCGTATCTGAAGAATGGCAATACGACAAATGGAAAGGAGAATCCTACGGATGGCAAAGACGAGAAAGTTCTGGGCGTGGAATAAGGAACGCCCGAACGCAAAGGAACGGACGCTGACGCTTAACGGCATCATTGCCGAAGATAGCTGGCTTGGGGACGAAATCACGCCCCATGAGTTTCGGGATGAACTTTATGCCGAGGACGGAAACATCATCGTGCAGATTTGTTCTCCCGGTGGGGATTGCTTTGCGGCAGCTCAGATTTACTCCATGCTGGCGGAATATCCAGGCAAGGTGACGGTTCGCATTGACGGCTTGGCGGCATCGGCGGCAAGCGTGGTGGCTATGGCAGGGGACGAGGTGCAGATGTACCCCACGTCCCTCATCATGATACATAATCCCGCCACCATCGCCATGGGCGACCACAACGAGATGGAAAGAGCCATCGCCATGCTCTCGGAGGTGAAGGAGTCCATCATCAACGCCTACGCTGCCAAGACCAAGCTGGCACGGGCGAAGATTTCCCACTTGATGGAGTCCGAAAGCTACATCAGCGCACACAAAGCGGTGGAGCTTGGCTTTGCCGACACCATCTTGAAACGTGAGGGGGAAGCGGAGGATATTTCCGCAGGGACTTCCATGTTGTTCTCGCGCAGGGAAGTGTCGAATGCCATCATCAACAAGCTGACGAAGGTGTGCGCCGTTGCTCCTATGCCGGAAACGGAAGACCGGACCAATGAGCAGAAAATCTCTGCCGATAAACCCAATCTGCAAAACTCCTCTGAAGAAGCGGAGCAGAATGTGTCTGCCGCCGAATCGGAGATGAATCAGCCGCAGGGACGCTCCGTAGATTCGCTCTTGGAGCGTCTTTCCATTATCAAGAACCATATCTGATGATTTTGAAGGAGGAATTTTTTATGGCTACCACGATCAACGAACTCCGTGCAAAACGCGCCCAGGCTTGGGAGGCGGCAAAGAACTTCTTGGAATCCCATCGCACAGAAAAGGGCATCCTCTCCACCGAGGACGATGCCACCTATACCCGCATGGAGCAGGACATCGACGCTCTGGGCAAGGAAATCAAGCGGTTGGAGCGTCAGCAGGAAATCGAGAACGAACTGAATCTCCCCACCAGCCAGCCCATCACGGCAAAGCCTTCTGCGGCATTGGCTGTTCCCTCAGTGGGGCAGGGGCGCAATTCGGAGGAGTACAAGACGGCCTTCTGGAACATGATCCGCTCCCACGCTCTCACGCCGGACGTCCTCAATGTGCTGCAAGTCGGCACGGATGCGGACGGCGGCTATCTCGTTCCCCAGGAATTCGAGAATACCCTCATCGATGCCTTGGCGGAGGAGAACCTTGTCCGCAAGCTCGCCCGTGTCATCAAGACCGATACCGGGGACAAGGTCATCCCCATGGTCAAGAGCCATGGCTCGGCGACTTGGATGGATGAGAACGCTCTCGTTCCCGAATCCGATGACAAGTTTGACCAGATTACCGTGGGGGCGCATAAGCTGGGGACTTTCATCAAGGTTTCCGATGAACTCATGGCGGATTCCGCTTTCGACATTGCGGATTATATCGCCAAGGAATTCGCCCGCCGTATGGGAGCCAAGGAGGAAGAGGCTTTCTTTATTGGCAACGGCACGAAGAAGCCCACGGGCATCCTCGCCGACACGGACGGCGCAGATGTGGGGGTGACGCTGAACAGCGCCGCTATTACGGCGGACTCTCTCATCGACCTTTTCTACAGCCTCCGCGCGCCCTATCGCCGCAATGCCGTGTGGATCATGAACGATTCCTCGGTGAAGGCCATCCGCAAGCTCAAGGACAAGAACGACCAGTATCTCTGGCAGACGGCTCTCACGGCAGGAACGCCGGACACCATCCTCAATCGTCCCGTCTACACTTCGCCCTATGTGCCGGAAGTGGCTGCGGGCAACAAAGTCATGATTTTCGGAGACCTCCAGTATTACTGGATTGTTGACCGTCAGGGCAGGGTGTTCAAACGGCTCAACGAGCTTTTTGCCACCACGGGACAGGTTGGCTTCATGACCACTCAGCGGGTGGACGGCAAGATGGTTCTGCCGGAGGCCGTGAAGGTCATGCAGGTCAAGGGGTCTTCCGCATCGTCCGGCACCTGAGCCGATAGTGTCCTATTCGACAGAGGATACGGATTTTCCTGTTAAATTCTGGATTTGTGGGGGAGATGCCAAAGGGTATCTCCCCAATTTTGCGAGGTGACAGCCGATGATAGTGACATTGCCGAAAGCCAAAGAATATCTCCGCATTGACACCGATGCCGAGGACGATATTGTCCGCAAACTGCTCCGAGCGGCAGAGCGAATCTGCATGGATGTGGCGAGGATGGACGAGGAAGAATTCAAGTCCTGCGGAGCCATAGCCAAAACCGCTGTCCTCTACGCTTTGGCGTATTTCTACGAACACCGGGACGAGGCGGACCATAAGGCATTGACGCTGACGCTCCGAGCCTTGCTCATGGGTGTCCGCAAGGAGGGATTCTGATGTATGTATCTATCAGCGAACTGCGGCACAGGATTACCATCCAGCGTCCCATAACCGAGCCGGACGCTGTCGGCAATCTTGTGGAGCAGGACAGGCGAAGTCTTTTCACCCTCTGGGCGAAGGTGTTGCCCTATGCAGCGAAAATCTCTGACGGCTACGCCGAGAAGGTGGAGGAAGTGAACTATCGCATCGCTATCCGCTACCGAGAGGACATCGAGGTAACGGATGTTATTCTCTGGCAGGGCAAGACACTCATCCAGACTGCTCCTCCATACGGTATGGACGGCAAGCATAAGTACCTCATCATGGAGGCAAGGGAACTGGTGGAAGATGGCGAAACGATTTGATTCTGCCGAGACAATCCTCAAGGAACTGGGAACGGCTGCGGAAAATGCCGCCATTGCCGCTCTTGCCGAAGGTGCGGAGATGGTGATGAAGGAAGCCAAACAGCGGTGTCCCGTGTATGAGGGTGATGACTACCGAGTGGTCAAGGGTGCGCTCCGGGATTCCATTCACGCCGAAAAGCAGAAAGGCGGCAAGGAATATCGGATTGTTGCGGACGCGCAGGCGCAGGATGGCTTGTACTACGGCAAGATTGTGGAGTTTAGTCCGAAAATAAACAAGCCCTTCCTTTACCCGGCGATGGATGCCAAGCGGGAGGCTGTGAAGAAGAAAATCATCGATGCCGTCAGGGAGGCGATTCGGAAGAAATGAACATCAAGGAAAAAATCTATGCGGCTCTCATGTCCTCGCTGGAGTTGAAGGCTCTGCTGGTGAAGGACAGGAAAGGCCGCTGTATTTATCCGGGGCAAAGTCCTAATGCGGGAAGTTACCCCATCCTCGTCTACAACATCATCTCCGATGTTCCGGCTCTTGTTGCCGATGGCGAGGAAATGGAGCGGCGCGTCACGGTGCGGATTCATATACTCACCAAGGACGGTCGTTACTCGGCAATCTACTCTGCCTTGCAGAAAGTCATGCTCGGTCTTGGCTTTATGCGGAGCCAGACAATGGATATGGTCGAGAACGGCCTGTTTATTTTATGTGTTGACTACAAAATCGGAACGGGGGTTGATTTCTAATGGCAAAACCGGCAAGCAAACTGGCAAGCGGCCAGTTCATCAACATTCAGCGGCTTCATGTGGCGAAACTGCTCACCGACACGGCGGGAGGAACGGCTACCTACGAGGAGCCTATCGACCTTGGCAAAGTCCTCCGCAGCGTGGACATCAAGCCGTCTACCAGTACGGCGGATTTGTACGCCGATGGGCAATCCATCGACAGTGCGTCCAATACCGCATCCTATGAGCTGACCTTCGACACGGCGGCTCTGCCTCTCGAATATGTGGCATATCTCTTGGGGCATAGTTTCGAGAATGGGCAAATGGTGGCTCACAAGGATGATGTCGCGCCATATTTTGCAGTCATGTTCCAGAGCGACAAACGCAACGGCGGCGTGAGATTCCTCAAGTTTTTCAAGGTTTGCTTTGCCGAGCCTTCTGTGACAGGAAGCACCAAGGAAGAGAATATCTCCTATCAAACGCCCACCATCACGGCGAAGGCAATCTATCGCCTGTCGGACGGCAATTCTTACACCTACGCCGATACCGAGAGCGGCTACGAAAATACCGATGACGCATGGTATTCCAACGTCTGACGGGAGGGATAGCAGATGGAAGATATACAGCCGGTCAATCCGCAGTTAATCATCGGCGGCAAAGCGGTGAAACCTGCCTCGCCAAAAATGAAGGTGTGGCGGGAGTTCCTTGCCTTCTTCGACCGGGACAAGGATCAGATGGCCATTGACGATTTTCTGGACGCTCATATCAATCTCATCGTCCTTGCCTTCGGCAAGCCGGAGGTCACCAGGGAGGCTGTGGAAGATTCCCTCGAAATCTGCGAGGTCGTTCCTTTTACGAGAGAGCTTTTCCGTTGGCTCCAGTCCCAGACCTTCGCCAAACTGGTGAAACTCCCAAACGCCGAAACGGGGACGGAGCAATAGACCTGTCCCCGTACCAGAATATCCTGCTCTATTACGAGCGGCTCCAGCAAGCCTACGGCTGGACGATGTGGGAGATTGACGAGCATGAAATCGGATTTCTGCTTGACCAGCTTGTGGTGGTGGCTCTGGTGGATGATGAGAAATCCAGGAAATACATTGATGATGTGATATAGGAGGTGTGGCTATGGCAAAGCGCGGACAGCAGATAGATGAACTCTATATCAGCCTTGGCCTGGACATTGCCCGCCTCCAGTTGGATTTCGACACGGCGGGAAAGACCGTATCGCAGGCTGTGGCGCGGCTCGGCAGCAAGGCAAACCAAATCAAGCTGAAGATGGACGTTGACCTTGCCAAACTCGAAGGTGTCGGCACGGAACTTGATAAGCTGAAGGTCAAGCACCAGGCCATCAATCAGCAACTGGATATCCAGCGGAAGAAGGAGGAAATTCTCGCCGCCGTCCTCCGTGATGCCCAAAAGACCTCCGGCAAGGACAGCGATGCGGCGCACCGAGCGGAAACCAATCTGCTGAAACAGCAGCGGATTGTTGCCCAAACGGAAGCAGAAGTCCGCAAGCTCAATGCGGATATGCAGAAACTCGGCGGCACAATCACCCAGACCACGGCGAAAGCCGGAGGTTTTGGTGCGACCATGACTGCGGGGCTTGCCAAAGCAAGAAGTGGTGTGTCAAGCCTCACGGGAGGTTTCTCCCTCTTGTCTGCCAAGGCTGCGGCGGCAATGGCAATCCTCTCCACCGGGGCAGGACTGTTCTCCCTTACCAAAAGCGCGATGGAAGCCGGGGAAAATGTCTATCGGCTGACCAAACGCCTACACGCATCGGCGGCTGAAGCCGGGCAACTGAACCGCACCTTCCAGTTGGCGGGCATGGATGTGATGAGCGTTATTCCGCTTATCGCAAGGCTCGACAAACAAGTGGAACTCGCCGGGGATTCCGGCAACGAAACCACCAAGGCGATGGAGCGGTTTGGCATATCCCTCCTGGATTCCGCCGGGAATCTCCTGCCTCTCAATGACCAGTTGGCGCAGCTTGCCAAGGGCTATGCTTATGCAACGGAAATGGGACAGGAGGAAGCATATACAGCCGAAATCCTCGGCGCAAGGGGCGCGGCTCTCATTCCCCTCTTGGAGCAGTACGAGGATCTGATGAAAATCTCCGACAGCGTCAAGACCACCGGGCTGATGAATCCCGAGGATGCCCATAAGACATGGCTTCAGTGGAAAATGATGGAAATGGAGCTTGGCCAGTTGAAGTCAGCCTTCGGAACGGCTCTCCTGCCCCTTGCCACGGAACTCATGCCCAGCGTCACCGAGTCCTTCAAGGAAATGGTAAAGGTCATCGGCGACAACAAGGAAACCATCAAGGATGCCGTAAAGGGCTGGGGCTCGGCTCTCAAGACCGTGGCGGAACTTTTGGTGTTTATCGGCGAGCAGCTTCATGTGGTATCGGAGCGGGCGCAAGCCAACAAGTGGCTCATCGACAATCATCCTGTGGCATCTCCCCTTATCGCCGTCCCCATTGTCGGCGGTGCTATCCTCGACAAGATGTACGGGGACGAATACAAGGCATATCTTGAAGAACAGAAAGCCTTGCAGGAAAAAGCCAAAGCGGAGAAGGAGGCCGCTGCCGAGGCTGAGAAGAACAAACGCGCCCAGTTCGAGAATGCCACAGCCGCCAAGCGGAGAGCCGAAGCGGAAAAACAAGCTGCCAAGGCCACAGAGGAAGCGACCAAGGCAAATAATCAGCTCACCGACAGTTTGTATGATTTGACTCACAACGAACTGGAAAAATCCCTCCACGACATCAACAAAGAGGTGGAGCAGTTCAAGGAAAAGGGCGCGGATGTAGATTTACTGGACGAGTATAAATTAGCGAGGCAGGCAAAAGTTTATGAGGACTTTCAACGGAACGTGGTGGACAGCACTCAGGCTGTTTATCGGACGGAACTTCAGAATCAGCTGGCCAATATCGACCGCGAGGCCGCTGCCTATCGCCAGAAGGGACTGGATGAGGTATCGGCTATCGAGTGGGCTGAGAAAAGCAAAGCCAAGGTTATGGAGCAATGGGAAAATGAGGTTGCATCAAAAATCAATTCCGTGTGGAAAACGGAGCTTCAGAACCGCTTGGATGATATCGAGCGGGAGAAACAGGCTTGGATTCAAAAAGGGCTGGATGAAGTCAAGGCGACGCAATGGGCAGAAAAAGAAAAACTTGATGCCAAGCGCAATGCTGCGCTCCAAGTCCTCCAATCGCAAAAAGAGGAATACAAAGCCTATCTCCAAGGCGGCGAGCGAGGACTCGCAGATTACTACAAACAGGCGCACGGTTTCACGATGGACGACCTCCGCATGACGCCGGAGCAGTTGGAGGGATTTCAACGGGCGAGGCAGTCCATGCTCGAAAATCTCCTGCCAAACTTCCGTGATCCTGCTGTCATCGCTGCTGAACAGGAAGATATGAAGCGGAACTTCCGTATGAGCGTTGGCGGCAGGGAATACAGCTATGACGAGGTTATGGGGAGCATGAACTCGGAGCTTAAGGGCATCCGTCAGCAGATGGACAAACTCGGCTCAGCTCCTGTTTCCCAAGATGGTATCGGTCAAGGCAACAGTCAGCAGATTGCCGACAATCGACAAGTGACCGTCCAAGTGAACATACAAAATGCCGTCACGCAGGATAACGATGGGATGAGGATGCTTGCCGACCAAGTGGCCGACCGCATAAAACCTGCCGTGGAAAATGCTCTGGGAGGTGGAGACAATTCATATAGTAGTTGGTGATGTACAGACTCTTGAGGTGGAGAACTGGCAAATCACGCCGGATGACCGCCAACAGCAAGTGGAGATTGTGGGCGGCATGGCTGTGCAGGATTTCGGACATGTTGAGGAAGGGGACAAAGTTTCCTGCACCGTCACCGTCTTGTCTGATGGCTGGGAAACCATCAAGGGATATTGGGACAATCGGACTCCCGTCAATATTTCCGATGAGGCGGGGGTGGTCTGGAGCAAAATGCGAGTGGTGGTGAAATCCTACCAGTATGTTCCCCATTTCCCCAAGGCAGTAAAAGCGACACTTGAATTTTGGAGGTTATGACAATGGCAAATCAACTTCACATCTATTACGGAAATCCTACGGCGGGAAGCGTGGACGGCACGGAGGCATCCTCCGGCACGGAGCTTTCCCCTATCTCCGTTACCCTCGATGCCAGCCGGTCTGAGGCGAAGGCTGTCAAATGTGCCGTTCGCTGCGACACAGGCTATTACATCGAAGGCAATACCACCATTACGAAAATCGGCACAAACGCTGCCAAGTGGAAGGTAGCCGTTGACGAAAGCTATACCGATGCCGCCGATGCTCTCGCTAACGCCATATGGCTGGACACCATCACGCTGGCGAATGTGGCGGCAAGCAATGTTATTTTCTGGGTAAAGGCAATGTCCAGTTCCGATGAGGCTCCGCAGAACGACACCTCGGTGGATATCCAAGCCGAGGGGCTTGTGGTGGCATCGTTGTAGGAGGTGCGGTATGTCCTTCAAATACATCAACCCCGGCTATGCGGAAATTCTCGATGTTGCCGGAGGTACGACCATTGTGGATTCGGTCAAGAGCAGGACGGGCGTGAGATTTTATCAGCCCACCGACAAAAAGGGGCTGATGCTTGCCGAAACGCCTACGGCATTGTACGGCAAGTTCGATGTGTATATCGGAAATGACTACAACAATTTTTCGATAAAAATGCTTTTACTCCGCTCCAACGGCTATACGGAAAACGGCATGGGCTTTGTGAAGTCCAGCAATACAATGTATTTCATGCGTTATTACAACGGCAATTCCAGTATGGGGACCAAGGCATATATATCAAGTCCCGAAGATCTCAATATCAAGCTTGACGCGATAAACACCTTCTGGTTTCATGTCGCAGGCGGCTCGGATGGGTATGTTGAGATTTATTCCAATGGCGTGTCGGTAGAAAAATATAGCTGTGCCATTGATTTTGCAACATCCAAGACCTTGGTGGTTTATATCAGCAACGCCAATGGCGCAGTTTCCAATCTTATCCTCGCCGACACCGAAATCGATAAGAAGGAACAGGTGGCAATACTCCCCGTCAGCACCACGGAAACCACCATGACGGTGGGAGAGAACGGGGAATATATCGCAGGAGCGGCAGGGCAGACAATTTTGCAGACCGTGGATGTTGCCTCCCTGATTAACGATTACGGTGCGGATACGGACATCAAAGGCGTCGCTGTCATTGGCAATCCCGCCTATCGCACGGCAGAGGGCTTGTCGGAATTGACCGCACTTCAGCACGATGGTACAACCATCACGGAATACGGGACGAGAACCGCTCCTGCGAGTACATCCGGCATGGTTATGGATGCTCATGCCTTATCCCTGAAACTTACCGCCTTGGCAAACTACAAATTCGGATGGAAGGCTGGTGTCGGCTCATGAGGTACATAAATCTCGGCTTTGCCGAGTTTCTCGATGCGGACGGCGGTATAACCATACAAGATGCCACATACAATCCGACAAACGGAGCGGCGTTTTACCAGCCCACCGATATCGAGGGTGTCAATATTGCCAATACCGTGAGCGAGTTCTACGGCAAGTTTGACATCTACCTACCGCAAATAAGTTCTCTTCCGTCTAATTATTTCGCCAAGGTGGGCATCTTCAAGCCGGGGAATGCCAATGCCGGACTGAATGGCGTGGGCTTGTATAAATACAGCAGTTCCTATATCCACGTCAAATCCCTCGTCCTTGGCAGCAGCGACAAGACTATCACCAACAGCGATGCCGCTTTCAGTTTTGGCGGCATCAACCATTTCTATTTTTACTTCAAGGCTCGCAGCGCAAGCACCGCCGACGGGGAGTATTTCATCTGCATGAACGGCGTGAAGATATTGGAGGGTAAAGACAAATGGATTTACATGGACAATTCCACCAAATTGGTAATTTACGCCTGTGAAGCGACTCCTATCTCCAACATTATCCTCGCCGATGAGGAAATCAGCATAAGGGAGCAGATACAGGCTGTTCCCCTCGGCTCTCCCGTGACGGACATGATCGACCGGGAGAACGGCAGTTATCTGGCTGAATCGAGCGGACAGCAGATACTCTCCACCGTGGATGTTGCCTCGCTTATCTCAACTTACGGCGGCGCATCACGGGTGACGGGCGTTGCTATCGGGGGAAAGCCCGCCTATCGAACGGGAGAGGGGCTGACTGCGCTCACGGGGCTGTCCAAAGCCTCCGGCGGCCCACAAACGGAGCATGGCACAAAGACGCTCAGGACAAGCACGACCGCCGGAGCAGTGGATTGCTATTCCGTGAATACCACCATCGCAGATATGGTGGGAATGCAGCTGGGGTGGAAAGCCGGGGTGTAGCAAATGGGCATTGTCATTCAGCCAACAGCATACATTACTTGGATTCCCAAGGGAAACATTATCCTCAACCCCACGGATGCCTACATCACTTGGCTGCCTCTCGGCACGATTCATGTTAAGCCGCAAATCATAGGCTCCTTTGTGCCGGACAGCACACAGAGAGTAAAAGCTGATACCGGCAGAAGGATTGGCAAGGCAGTCTCCGTCACGGGCGACACCTCCCGTCAAATCGGAACGGAGGCCGTTGCTCTTGCCGATACCAAAAGATCTGTCGGTGCGGAAACGCAGACGAGCGGCGATACCAATCGCAAGGTTGGTGAACATCAGACAGCACGGGGAGATACCCTGCGCCATCCGTATCTGCCCGTTGGTGTATTTGTTCAGCCAACGGCATATATCTCATGGCTGCCGATGGGCGAAGTTGTCATCAAACCGCAAATCGCAGCCTCATGGGTGCCGATGGGGAAAATCCATCTTAGGCCGCAGCTTATAGCCTCCTTGGTCACGCCGTGGCAATGGCACACCACGGCAAGAGTCGATGTCTGCCGCAAGGTGACCCAAGCCAATGGTGTGTCTGCCGATACCAACCGTGAAGCGAAAAGCACCAATATAGCGGAGGCAGATACCCGGCGGGAGGTTTGTTCCAGATTTATTGCCGCAGCAACGGCTGACTTGCTCAGACGAACTGCTCGGCAAAACGAAGTCACGGCAGATACCCGGCGTATGGTTGGCGGCAATTTGGTGGTTATTCATGCCGATACTCAGAGGCTTACGGGGGCTGGCTACTGCGTGGCGCATGGCGATACCTGGCGGAGCGTCACCAATGTGGCAAAGGCTGCTGCCGATACGCTCCGCATCCGGGGCATCGGCAATTCTGTCCTCGCGGATACATCGCTCATCATTGGCAACGGCAAACCTGTCACGGCTGACTTGGCGCGGTCGGTGGCCAAGCGGGAGCGTGTTTTGGCAGATACATCCATCCGTGTTCCGTGGGTATTGGAATATGTGAATCGGAGGCCGCCTGTGAGAGCCAAGGCAAAACAGCTCAGAGTTGCTGCCACAACTACTCCCATCACTCAGAACTTCCACGACCATGGCATCCGCTCCTTCTCTATGACCCTTGGCGAGCTGACCCTTTCCGATACCTTCCAACTCGAAACTGTCCAGCCCATGAATATTGATGATGCCGTGCAGGGGCAGATTTTCGATTATCAATTCCACTTCCTCGTGGAAGAAACCAGTCAGCGGGACTTGATCCAGACCGTCAAGGGGATGTATTCCAAGGATGCTCTGCTCTACACGGCGATAAACGCCACGGTGAGCGAACTCAATGTGTCCTGCTATGCCCGGCAAATAGCGGCAGCTCTCGGATTGGAACTGAACATGGCCTGTGATGATTTCATTCCTTCCCAGAATTTCGAGAACTGCGGCATGACATATCAGGATATGATTTCGGCTCTCTTTGGCTGGACATCGAAACTTCCCCAGCGGCAAATCAACGTGTTCATTCGGGGCAATACCCTCAACATCATCCAGCGTGGCTTGGAGCAGTCGGTTATTGACATCAGCGACTGGCCGCATAGCCGTCCTACCATCGAGCGGAAACTCATCCGCTCCATCTGGCACAGCAACAACAACGATGATGCGGACAACCAAGCCCACAATGAGGAAGATGATGCGCCCGTTCCTTTCACCGGGACGATTTCCCATGAGGACATCAGCTACACCTACGTGGATGGCTATCTGGTGCGGGAGAGGAATGAAAACGGGGAAACAAACTATTCCTACCAAGACGAATATGACTATAAAGGCAATCTGACGGGGAAATATGTCAGCCGCAAGGAAACCCGGAACAAGGACGGCTCCGTTAATCTGGTGGAGTATGTTTATGTCGCTACCGCCAACAATATTTACTTGTTCAAGGAACACGAGCGGAAAAGAGAGCCGAGGGACAAGCCAACTTATATGGACGAGTGGGATTCCGAGCGCATCACCTACCATGCGCCTATCGGCTACGGCTGGTACGCCACCACGGTGTATGAGGACGGGGAGCGCGTGGGAAGTTCCCTCTCCCAAGGCGCTCCCGGCGGCAAGGCCAGCCAGTACACCCTCGACCAGTCGGCATTGAGCCTTGGCTCCCATTATTTTTCGTACTGTGACGAGGATGAAGGAGGCGTACCCTTCTCGTCCTTGATAGATACCGAGTTCCCGGTGCTGGGGGATGATTATCTGTGGATTCTGACCCAGGCTATAGAGTGGCTGAACCGCAAGGTGCAGGAAACCGTCACTGTGGAGATACACGCCAACATCCGGGACGGTGTGCCCGGTGCAGCGCATATCGTGGATTTCACGGAGCGGATTCGCTTTGACGGCAACGAATATTTTCTGATGTCCAATTCCGTGGAACTGAATCCTCGGAGCCTGAAACAAACAATCAAAATGACGAGGTGGTACTGATGAACGGAGTGGACGGCTTGGCGGAGAGCGTCAAGTGGGCAATCCGCAATGTGAAGAAGGGCTACAAGACCAATGCCCAGCGGGGACGGATTGTGGAGAATGACTTGAAGGAAGCGAGTACGAATCGGCGGGTGTTCCTTGTGGAGGTCAGCGGCAGCAACCGCCGTTATTTCTGCAAGGCGGCTGTGGACGTGGACGTGAGCGTGGGGCGATTGGTTTGGTTTCTGCCTACGGCGGACAAGACCAGTGCTGTCTCCGGCGTTATCGTAGGAGCGTGATATTATGCGGCAAGTCCGAGTCACCAATGTCAACGGGCGCAAGGTTCAGGCCGACGGGAAATGGCTCATCGCTATCGGCAACAGAGCCGTGGCCATCGGCGATTTGGTCTGGACGGACGGCAAATGCGTCTACGGGCATTTCTCCGGCAGCGGCGGTGATAGCAATGTTCCTATATCTAACGCTGGCACAGTTCCGATCTTGAGCAAAAGCAATCAATATGCCGTTTTCGATAAGAAGGGCTATTCCCTTATCGGCGCAGGAGAAAGCCACGAGGGAATGACCCACAACAAGAGCCGCTATGGTTTCGTGTCCGGCGAGGATGTGCTGGATGCGGATATTGGCGGCACGGGAAATATTCTCACACTCCACTCCGGCAAGTACGAGTACAAGAGCAACATCGGCTACTTCCTCAAGAACTACGACATTCGAGCCTATCGTGGGGACATCACCTACACGGCTGTCCATTACCCCTATTACGACATGACGGGAAACCGTGACGATATTTCCTTCTATGAGCCGGAGTATAAGGTCTGCTATGATTGCGAAATTCCGGGGGACGGCAAGCCCACCGAGGAGAATGTTCCCGTGGCTATCAAGAAGAACGGCGAGGTTGTTGCAAGCATCAACCTCCGAGCCTTGTTCCCCAATGACGATTTGGACGGGGATGCCTTTCGCTACGCCGAAGAAAAGGAAAATTTCATGGCGCAGGCGGGAGGTGCGCCGTGGCCTCCCGGCAGACCATGCCCGGAAAAATCCCTGCACAGCCGGACGCTCAAAGCCATCGGCGGCAAGGTGGACAGCCAGGGGAACTGGTCGCTTATCGTGGAGGAAACCGCCAAGGTCACCTTCTTCCCCTGGCTCTCCTACCGGAATCCCGAATGGTCACTGGATGTCTACAATCTCTGGGCAGGACGCAGCCTGGATAGTGTGCGACGGGACACGCACAGGGAAAGTCTGTCCATCATCGGCGGGACGGTCAAAAGCTGGTTCAAGGGGACAGCCTCCGTGACGAACTGCTATCTGGTGACGGCAAACGGAAAGACCCGCTTGGCGAGAAAAGCCAAGGCCACCGTGGATTATGTCAGGGGTGTGCTTTTCATGCAGATCACCGATGGCGTGGGCAGATGGGAGATTTTCCATGATAATTACGAGAGCGGCGGCAATGCCCAATCCGGGTACATCACCCTCGGCGATTGCCTGAAGGTCTGGGCGTACACCGGTAATCTGTCCGTTCCCTACCAAGGCGGCTACTGGTGGCAAAGGGCAGACGGCTGCATTATGAGCTGCATTGATGTCTTGACCACCATCATTGGCTGGAACACGCAAGTGGAATATTACTCGAATATTGAGGTTCCTGCTTACTGCCGCATTATACGCATGGACATCCCTCCACGGCAGGATGGGACGTTCACGAAGAAGCAGAGCGTCGAGCCGGAGGTAAGGATTCCTCTTGGGGACGGTTTCTACGGCATCTTGGACGAGGAAGGCGAGAACATCACCGTCTACACATCGGCGGAAACCGTCATAGCCAGTGTCCCATGGGCATGGGAGAGCAATATCTTCTGCTCCTCCCTCGGCAAAGGGGAATATCTCGTAGGCATACATGGCGGGGCGTTGTGGTTATGCTCCGGCGGGGATAAGACGAAACTCGCCGACAGGCTATCCAATTTCAGGCTCCGCAAAATGCGGAACATCAGCAAATGGAAAAAGGAAGTGCCTCAGAAATGATGGGCTGTGGATAATATGTGTATTATTTGTGGATAACAGGAGGGAATGGATTATGGATACTTTGCTTGATATCAGATTCTGGTCTGCCGGAGCGGGAGCGGCTCTCGGTGACTATCTCGGCAGTTTCGACAGTCTTATGTATGCACTCGTGGCGTTTATCGTTACGGACTATGTAACGGGAGTGCTCTGCGCCATCGTGGAGCGAAACCTGTCCTCTGCCATTGGTTTCAAGGGCATCTGCCAGAAGGTGTTTATCCTTGCCTTGGTAGGCGTGGCGAATGTCCTCGATGTCCATGTGGTAGGTGGTGGCTGCGTCCTTCGCTCCGCTGTTATCTTCTTCTACTGCGCCAATGAGGGTATCTCCATCATAGAGAACGCCGCTCGAATCGGTCTGCCCGTGCCGGACAAACTGACGGAGGTCATGAAACAGCTCAAGAACAAATGAATCTAAGCACAGACATATTCTACGCCCACAGGGGATTTTCCTCTGTGGGATTTTTTATCGGTCAAGGAGGCAAGTATGACGCAGGAGCAAAAGGACAAAATTCTCGGCTTTCGGCAAGAAGGAATGAGCTATACAAAAATTGCACATCTCACGGATATTTCCGTCAACACCATCAAGTCTTTTTGCCAGAGAAACATATCTGCCGAAAAGCCGAAGAAACCGGCAAAGACAATAAAACTATCGGTGAGAGTCATAGACAGCGGCCATCATTGCCGGCAATGCGGCGCACATCTATCCCAAATTCCCGGACACAAGGAAAAGAAGTTCTGCTCCACATCCTGCCGCATGAAGTGGTGGGGCAGCCACGGCGCGGAGATGCGCCATAGTAACCCGAATATATGCCGGCATTGCGGCAAGCCGTTTTATGGAAAGTCCGGCAGGAAGTATTGCAGCCACTCATGCTATATTGCGGAAAGGTTCGGTGACAGCCATGCCTCGTGAGGAATTTGAACAGGAAAAGATGTATCAGACCACCATGTGCATCTTCCGCTCCATGCTGAGAAAAGGTATTCTGACGGAGGAGGAATACCGAAAAGCGGAGCGGTTGATGGTGAAGAAATATCAGCCGAAAATAGGGACACTTTTTTCGGATTTGGCGTTGACTTAATGCCGCTGAAGAGGGATATATAGTAGAACGAAAGGGGGTTGGTTACCATGCGGACGGTAACGAAAATCGAAGCTATAATTCCGCAGATGCCCAAGCGAAAACGAGTGGCGGCATACGCCAGAGTTTCCGTTGATTCGGAACAACTGCTGCATTCCCTCTCGGCGCAAGTCAGCTACTACAGCAACCTCATTCAAAAGAATCCCGAATGGGAATACGCCGGAGTGTATGCAGACGAGGGGATCTCCGGCACAGGGACAGCGAAACGGACAGAGTTCTTGAGGATGATTTCCGATTGTGATGCCGGGAAGATAGATTTGATTCTCGTGAAATCATTTTCGAGGATGGCCAGGAACACAGTTGACCTTTTGAACACGGTTCGCCACTTGAAAGCCATCGGCGTGGAGGTCAGATTTGAGCGGGAAAACATCAGCACATTTACCGAGGACGGAGAATTTTTGGTGACGCTCCTTGCCTCCTATGCCCAATGTGAATCCGAGAGCATTTCAGAGAATGTGAAGTGGGGCAAGAGAAAGAAATTTGCCCAAGGACACACCAAAGGGATTGTTCCTCCGTATGGCTATAAATGCAAGGATGATAAATGGGTCATCGTGCCGGAGGAAGCCGAAATCGTGAAGCGTATTTTTCACGAATATCTTGGAGGCAAGGCAAAAACGGCATTGGCGGATGAATTTAAGGCCGAGGGAATACGAAACAAAAAAGGAAGTTTTAGGGATCACTCGGCAATAGACTACCTTCTTCGCAATCCTGCCTATGTTGGAGATGTGTTGCTCCAAAAAACATATGTGACAGACCCTTTTACCAAAAAATTGAGATGGAACAAGGGCGAATTACCGCAGTATCTTGTAAAAAATCATCATGAAGCAATCATTGACAGAGATGTTTTCGACCAAGTGCAAGCAGAGCTGAAAAGGCGTTTTGAACTTGGTGTGAAGGCATACGATGCAATACCTACATCCTGTTTTACTCAAAAACTGGAATGCGGCAAATGCCACAGCGTGTACCATCACGATTCGAGGGAAGAACGAGCAAACGGGGATAAGCCTGTCCAATGGATATGCTACGGAAGTTATCCCGGAAGAAAAAGCAAAAAAGCTATTTGTAATGTGGGCAGATTCCTTCTGGAAACCGAATTGATAGCGAAGTGTAATGCGGTTCTTGGCATGAAGGAATTTGACGAGGAGATTTTCTTGGAGCGTGTCGACAAAATAATTGTCCTACCGGAGAAACTTACATTTCGTTTGACCGACGGAAAAGAAATTGACGCTCCGATTTATGTCAAGGAAGACAGCAAAACCAGAAAACCACCAACGCAATTCAGCCAATGGACGGGGAAAATTCGTTGCGAAGTGTGCAGCAAAAATTATGTCAGGCAAACAAGGCACTATCTTAACGGCGATACGGAGCATTACTGGATTTGCAGCACGGGCAAAAACTGCAAAGGACGAAAGAATGGTATCCTGTGGCAAAACGATATCGACGGTGGGATAGGTAATGATGCTGATGATGTGGAGTTTATCACAGCAGGATTGGGCAGGAAATTGACGGTTCGTTTCAAGGACGGGACGGAGAAAAATATCCCATGGAACAAACGCAAGAAGCATTTCAGCCCCAAGAAAGGAAGGTAGCCAATGGCGAAGGAAATTCTGACCATACCCGCCACTATATCGCCGCTGATGGTGCAAAGCGGAAATCCAACAGCCAAGCGAAAGGTAGCCGCCTACGCCAGAGTCAGCACAGACCGGGACGAACAGCTCACCAGCTACGAGGCGCAGGTAAATTATTACACGAATTACATCAAAAGCCGTGAGGATTGGGAGTTTGTTGGTATGTACGCAGACGAAGGGATTTCCGGTACATCCACCAAGAAACGCACCGGATTTAACCGAATGATAAAGGATGCCTTGGACGGAAAAATAAATCTTATACTCGCAAAATCATTATCCCGTTTCTGTAGGAACACGGTTGATAGCCTAACGAACATAAGGAAACTCAAGGCTGCCGGGGTGGAATGTTACTTTGAAAAAGAGTCCATTTGGACAATGGACAGCAAGGGCGAATTGCTGGTGACCATCCTCAGCAGTTTAGCCCAGGAGGAGAGCCGGAGTATTTCGGAGAATGTCAAATGGGGCAAAAGGAAAAGTTTCGCTGACGGAAAAGTATGCGTACCTTTTACCCATTTGCTCGGTTATGAGAGAGGTGCAGACGGTAATCTTGCAATCAACGATGAAGAAGCGGAAATCGTCCGCTTGATCTACAAACTCTTCATGAGCGGGCTTTCCTATCAAGCCATTGCCAACGAACTGACAAAGAGGCAGATAAAGACTCCTGGAGGAAAAGATAGCTGGTGTCCAACCACGGTGAAAAGCATTTTGACCTCCGAGAAAATGAAGGGAGATGCGCTCCTGCAGAAAACCTATATCGAGGATTTCCTGACGAAGAAACAAGTCAAGAATCGAGGGCAGATTCCTCAATATTATGTGACGGGAAATCATGAAGCAATTATTTCCCCTGAAACTTTTGACTTGGTGCAGACCGAAATTGCCAGACGGGGAAAAGGACGTGGGAAATATAGCGGAGTGAGCATATTCTCGAATCGAATCAAATGCGGGGATTGCGGTTCATGGTTTGGCTCCAAAGTCTGGCATTCCAACGATAAATATCGCAGAGTCATCTGGCAATGCAACCACAAATTTCAAGGAAAGAAGTGCGAAACGCCACATCTGACGGAGGACGAGATAAAAGCGACATTTGTCACAGCATTTAATCGACTGTTCGAGAGCAGGAATGAAATCATCACTAACATCAAGATTGTGCAGACCGAAATTTGCAATACGGCTGATTTGGAAACCGAGCGTGACAAGCTGGCGAGGGAAATGCAAGTGGTATCGGAAATGGCAAAGAACGCCATTCGGAAGAACGCTTCCGTTGCCCAAGACCAAAACGAATACCAAAAACGCTATGACGAGTTGGTGAAACAGTACGAGGATACCAAAGCGGCATACGAAAAAACGGTGGGGCAGATTGAGAGTATGACGGCAAGGAACAGCTTGCTGAACAGCTTTTCCAAGGAACTCCGCAAACAGGAGAATATCCTCACGGAATTTGACGAGGGGCTGTGGGGGAGTTTGGTGGATTTCATGACCGTCCACAGCAAGGAGGATATCGAGGTGACCTTTAAGGACGGAACGACAATTCGGATAGAGTGA